AGAAGGAGACATTTTAGAAGGTGGTGCAAGTGCAGCTTCAGACCTGACTTACACTGTTAGTTACGAAGAATTAGACGACGCTTAATTTAGGAGGTATTTAATTATGGCTCATTTTGCAGAACTTAACTCAAGCAACGAAGTATTACGAGTAATTGTAATATCTAACGATGATGTAGATGCTAATGGTGGTGATTTACACACAGATGCAGAAACATTTGTAAAATCTATTGTTCCTTACTCAACAGGTGGAACTGCTTGGAAACAAACTTCATTTAACAACAATTTTAGAAAACAATACGCAGGTATTGGGGCATTGTACAATTCTTCTTTAGATATGTTTATAATTGCTCAACCTTATTCATCGTGGTCTTTAGACTCTAATGGAAATTGGTTACCACCAGTTACTTACCCTAATGATACGGAAGAAAACAGTTTAAGAGTATTTCCTATTTGGGATGAAGATAATCAAAAATGGCTTGGTTCTACTTGGTCTGATAATATTTTAGGCATGGGAACAGAAACAAATTATACATGGGATGCTAGTGCATTATCTTGGACTGAGGTTTAATAATGGCTAGTATAAATGGTGGATATATAGGAATAGACCAACAACCTGAAGCAGGAACTCAATCTGCTAGAATTAGTACTTATACTAGTTCAGGGTCATTTACAGCCCTAGCAAAAACAACAAATGCTTGGGTATTAGCTTTAGCAGGTGGTGGGGGTGGTGGTAATGCTGGAGCTGCTCCTGGCGGTGGTGCTGGTGGACATTTAGAAGTTCCCTCCCATCCTTTGCCTCAAAGTGCAGTTCCAATTACTGTTGGTGCTGGTGGAGCAGGTGGACCACCTGACCCTACAGGTGGGTTTTATCCCCTAACTAAAGGTGCTGTAGGCTCAAATACAGTTTTTGGAGCAGCAGCTCCACTTACAGCTATAGGAGGTGGCGGTGGAGGTAGAGGAGTATCAGGTACACCTCAAGTTGGTCAGCCTGGTGGTAGTGGTGCTGGTGGCTATGGTCCTGCCAATGGCGGTAATGCTACATCAGGACAAGGAAATCGAGGTGGTAATGCCGCAGATGCTGGTTATACTGGAGGGGGAGGTGGAGCAGGAGCTCATGGTGAAGATGTAGGGGCTCCTGGACCAGGCATTGGTGGAAATGGGGGTGCAGGAAAAGCATCAGCTATCTCAGGCTCAAGCGTTACTCGTGGGGGTGGTGGAGGAAGTGGTTCATTTGATGGTGGACTACACGGACCAAATAATGGTAACCCTATAGGTGGTAGTGGTGGCTCTGGTGGTGGCGGTAATGCTGGTAAAGTTAGTCCAACATTTTCACCTTTTCCTGCTTACGCAAATCTTAGCAGATGGACAGCAGGTGGTGTAAATCTTGGTGGCGGAGGTGCTGGTCAATCTGGTGAAGCTGGTGGTCTTTCTCCAGGTGGTTCTGGCGGTTCAGGAACAGTTATTATTAATGAACCTGCAGTAACTTTTATAAATAATGTGGGTGGAGTGTGGAACTTAGATGCAGTTTACGAAAACAGAAGTGCAGGAACATGGGTTTAATATGGCTAGATTAATCGGAGCAGCACAAGCAGTAACTTCAGGAACTCAAAATGCAGTTATTACAACTTTTACCGCAAGTGGTACTTTAACTACCGCAGCACGAACATCTAGTATTGATTACTTAGTTGTAGCTGGTGGTGGGTCAGGTGGAGCACAAAACGCAGGTGGTGGTGGAGCAGGTGGTTTTAGAACTGCAACAGGTTTGTCAGTATCAGGAGCAACAGCCTATCCTATTACTGTTGGCGGAGGTGGTGCTGCTGCAATTCTTGCTTATCCAGGTAATAATGGCTCAAATTCTGTATTTTCTTCAATCACATCAACTGGTGGCGGGGGTGGTGGTAGTGATGGTGGTACTAGTGGTGCTGCTGGTGGTTCAGGTGGCGGAGCTACTCAACCAGGTGGAACAGCAGGAGCAGGAAATACTCCCCCAGTCAGTCCATCTCAAGGAACTGCTGGAGGTGCTGGTGAAGAAAACAGAGGCGGAGGCGGTGGTGGTTCTACTAATGTAGGTACTGCTGCTAGTGGTAAAGGCGGTAATGGTGGTACTGGAACAGTATCAAGCCTTGATGGTACTCCTTATTATTATTCAGGTGGCGGAGGTGGTGCTTCATACGGAGGCGGTGCTGGTGGTACTGGTGGTGCAGGTGGTGGCGGAGGCGGTACTTCACATTCAGGAGCAGCAGGTGCTGGTGGACCTGGTAGAAACGCAGGTGGAGCTGGTAGCACCCCTGATGGAAATGCTGGAGCAGGTGGTGCTAATACTGGTGGCGGTGGTGGTGCTGGTAGAGACCGTACCGATAACAGTGGAGCAGGTGGTTCAGGTATTGTTATAACCAAAGAACCAGCAGTTGATTTTACTGTCGCATCAAGTTGTTGGGATTTAAGAGTTGTGTTTAAAAGAATTGTAGCAGAAGATTGGGTATAAACAAAATATAATTTATTTATGAATCTTAAATATTATTACTGGTATTTCCAATCAGTTATACCTGAAAGAATTTGTGATGATATAGTTCGTTATGGTAAAGAACAAAAAAAAGAAATGGCTCTTACAGGTGGTTTTGGAAAAGATAATCTTACTAAATTAAATATTAAAAACATCCAAAAGAAACGTAAGTCTGATGTTGTCTGGATGAATGACAGATGGATATACAACGAAATACAACCTTACATACATCAAGCTAATGCTAGTGCTGATTGGAATTTTGAATGGGATTTTTCAGAATCTTGTCAATTTACCGAATACAAAAAAGGTCAGTTTTACGATTGGCATTGTGACTCACATGTAGAACCTTATAACCATCCTGAGAATAACGATACAAATGGTAAACAAAGAAAACTTAGTATGACTGTATCGCTTACTGACCCTGAAGAATACGAAGGTGGAGATTTAGAGTTTGATTTTAGAAATACAGACGAAGGCTCACAACCAAGAGTATGCGAAGAAATTAGAAAGAAAGGTAGCGTTATAGTTTTCCCTTCTTTTGTTTGGCACAGAGTCAAACCAGTCACCAAAGGCATACGACACTCCTTAGTGTGTTGGAATTTAGGATACCCATTTAAATGAGCTTTAAGAAAAATAAATACCAAGTAATTAAAAGTGCTATATCAACAGAGTTAGCAGACTTTTGTTATCAATATTTTTTAAACAAACGAGCAGTTGCAAGGCACTTGTTTGATGAAAAATATATATCACAATTTACTGACTACTTTGGGGTTTGGAATGATGACATGATTCCTCAAACCTATGCTCATTACGCAGATATAGTCATGGAAACTTTATTACAAAAAGTTAAACCTGTAATGGAAAAAGAATCAGGAGTTAAACTTTCTGAAACTTATTCATACGCTAGAATCTATAAAAAAGATGACGAGCTTGAAAGACACAAAGACAGATACTCATGTGAAATATCTACTACTATGCACTTAGGCGGAGATGCTTGGTCTATATTTTTAGAGCCATTAGGAGAAGAAGGTAAAGAGGGTATAGAAGTTAAACTAGAAGCAGGTGATATGCTTATGTATAAAGGGTGTGAATTAGAACATTGGAGAAAACCTTTTGAAGGTAAAGATTGTGGACAGGTATTTTTACACTACAACGATGAAAGCGGTAAAGATGCTAAACAAAACAAATTTGATGGTAGACCTATGATAGGATTACCGTCATACTTTAAAGGAAGTTAAAATGGAAATGGTATCACCTTACATTGTTTGGAATGTTTTAATAACTTTAGTGTTAGCTCCAATCTGGTTTCAAATTAGACAAAACTCAACAGAACTAAGAAGACAAGACATTCTGTTAAATAAAACACGGGAAGAGATTGCAAAAGAGTACGTAACAAAAACAGAACTTCGAGATGATATGGGATTAATTATGGATAGAATAGAAAAAATTGGTGAAAAGCTTGACAAACTCTTTGAAGTTAAGTAAAATAGGTATATAATAATGATGAAAAATAAAGACAGTAAAAGAAAAAAAATAACTTCTAAAAGAAAAGATTTAACTACTGGCGGTAGAGTTGGTTATGCTAGAAGGGGAATGGTAGATAGAGAAACTGGTGAATTTGTAGAGACAAATCAACCAGGACTTACTCCCGGAATGACTACAGGTAGAAATGTTCAACAATCAAAGTTTGCACCAACAGCAACAACAACAACAACAGCTCCAGTAGCAGCTTCTGCACCTGCTATGCCTACTACACTTCCTGTAGGAACACCAGCACCTGCACCAACACCTGCTCCTTTTCAAATGAGTTTAGAAGACTATGAAAAAGCAGCTTTAGAAGTTGGAAAACAAGCTGCACAAAACGCTTTTAAAGGTGATTTAGATAGAGGAGGTTTTACTGGGCCTGGTAGAGGTACAGCTAATGCTCCTACACCTACTCCAACTCCTGCCCCTACTCCTGCTCCAAC